TTCTCCCTCGGGAGGCATACTATAATTTATATTTGTTCCAATATGAATTGGTTTTCCGGTATCAACAACAGGAGATATATCTTTATTTGATACAGTATAAGATGTACTTGTGTCATCTTGATTTACTACTGTTACGAGATTTCTAATTGTATCTTTATCTGTAGAGAACTGGTAAATTTCCGTTTCATGTCTGCGACCAGCAATTGGGAAAGTTTTAACTACGGAAGATGAGATTGTATATTCTCCCTGTTTAATTCCTGCACTTGCTGATTCTTGAATTTTATTTTTCCCACCCGAAGACTTAGGAGTGTGTGCTGCTGCATAAGCAGCGAATGACATTGCTCCGGGTTGAGCAAGTTGGAATTTATGAGTTGCCCTGACAAAAGTAGCAGTTTCTGGTGCAGTATTTTCCCCAATCTTAACTACATTACCAGTAGAATCTTCTTGTGTTGCATTTTTTGAAATTCCCCAAAATTTAAACTCATCTTGATTTGTTATATTTTTGATATTATCTGTACTCTCTGATATGTTAAACATAATACAATTTGCATCTAATAGTCTTCTTGGATCGACTTGAGAATCTAAGAATTCAAAGTTCAATTGAATTCTAGATGCAATATTAAATGAACCATCAGAATTATTTAAAGCACTAATTGTATGATCCTTGAATCCGCTTCCTCTCTTGTTTACCGTTATTCCTGTTACTATATGCTTATCGGTTCCATGTGGTATCGTAAGAAGTTTTACCTCTGCGCCAGTTCCTGTGCTGGTTGTAATTGTAACTAATGGATTTGCAGAATTTACTATTTTTTGAGAATTTGTCAATCCACCCAAATCTATTGTTGCGGAAATAAGTTCCCCGTCATCCAATTCTCGGATTATGTTTTCTTGTATCTTTGCTGTAGAGGAACCACTTAAGTATAATGAATTTTTAATCAAATCTCCTCGATCCAATACTGGTATACTAGAAGAACATTGATTTTGAGCAGTCGCGCCAGCCATAAAAGAATAATTCATTCTCAGCCTTTCGCCCAATTCAACACACTGATAACACCCATCCATCAAAGAAGAAAAATAAAGTTCACCAGCAGCGAATGTCAAACCTGATATTGTGTCTGTAAATGGATCTTTGTGGAAAATACAACATTGTCCAGAATCTGTATATCCACTTCCGCAGAAATGATAAGAATTTGACTCTAGTGTAGAACTAGAGGATCTATCTTCAATGGGTATTTCTGTATTGCCTTCTTCTCTCGGATCTCCGGGAACTGGCATCCATTTTTTTGTTAGAAAAGTTTCAAGTTCCCAATCTATTTTATATAACGCTAACCATTCATAACCATCTGCTAATCTTGAATACCCACTGGTGTGTGTCGGAGCAATAGAAGATGAAACTCTACCTCGAAGATCTTTTCTATTGTATTCATTATCACTACTACAAACATAAACCATTCCGTTGGAAGCGTTGTAAACATAGCAACTTTCTTCCCCGGAGGGCTGTCCAGATGATCTCCAGTGAAAATAAGATCTTCCTTTTATCCAGTCGGATCTAGGAATAACGTATTCAACTTCACTCTTTTTTATGGTTCTATAAAATGAGGTATAATTTTTAACAGATCTTTCCGATTCTGATGTATCTGTTCCGTATGATATTCCTGATATATGAGTTTCGTCCGAACCACCCGCAAAGAGAGTATAGTAATCACCACCGGGCGCATTAAATCGCTCCAGAAAACTATCTGCTAACGCTCTTCCTAAAAATTTAGAATCTGTTGAAGCCATTTATAATTAAACCCTTTAATATCTTATATGTATACAAAAACTATGAACAACTCAAACTCTGAATGCAGGAAGTAACACCTGCATTTGGACTAATAGAACCTGCGGGACTACAGAGATAATAGAAATCACCAACTGCTATTTCTGAAAATTCTTGTCCGGTTATCCCATCAGTTGTCCAATATGGATAGTGGTGAGTAGGAACTGCATTTGCATTAAAAGTAACTCCAGTAAACATCCAAGGTTCGTCTGCTGGTCCTGCTGGTGTATAATTTTCTGTTGTCGCTCCACCATAAGTAACACCCGGTTTAGTCATGTAATAATAATAACCACCGGGTTCTCCTTCCCCTGTACCAATCGTAGCGTCAAAGGAAACGGACTCATAATATGCATCATACCCAGCAGTAGAACCAAACCCAGTGGTAGAACCACAACCACTACAGCCATTGATTGAAGAAAAGTCTTCCATTTTATATGGATAATAATTTCCAACTATTGCCAATTCACATTGAAGAAAATCTTCATCTTCTTCTCCGGGGGGAATGTAGTCTGCAATAGTTCTCTCATATATAACTTTCATTCCTATTGGATGTACTAAATTCTCATATACCTCTTTATATAATGGACCACCACTTTGATCTGTTCCATAATCAAGAGGTGTAGAAAGTGTATATGAGAAATCCTGAAACCAATCACTATCTTGAATTATTGAATAATTCAATCGACTTCCAGATAAACTTGAAAGTTCTTCGTAACTACTTAATATAGGAACTCCATTTTCGAAAGCACGTTCCGATGCACCCCATCCATCAAATCTCCCACCATTTAATCTTAAAACATATTTTTTAGGATAATCTATGTCTATAGTGTCGGAATCTGCATCTCTACCTTGAAAGGAACCATAAAGAAGATCAAAGAAATAACGAATAGCATCCTCTGTTGTTTTTCTTTGATATAAATTTTGACGAAGACCTTTTATGAAATTTCTTACATCATCTTCTCTTACTCCCATACAATTGCCTTCGTAATCGTCACCACAATCATTTGGACAACAATTTGGTATTCCAATCATATCCATTGGGAAGGATGGTGCATAGGCGCTTAAATAGTGTTTGAGCAATTCAATCGGAATGGTGTCAATATCAATAAATTGTTTCAATCCGACATCAAGAAAATATCCACTGTATTCACTATACAACCAATCATAATATGCTTGTAGGAAATTTACAAAATTACTTTGTCCGCTTGTGTGTCTATCTCTGAGCCACATGGGAACCAAATCAAGAATGTCAAATGAACGAGGGACAACACCTTCAGTTTCAGGAAATAATGATTCTATCTCAGAATTTCTCTGTCTACTTTTGAACTCTTCGTTCGTTTTTTGTTCATGAAATTGTAAGTGACTAAAATACATTTAGATATTACTCTGAATTTAGATTAAGATTAAAACTAGCATTTAAAAGCATCTGATTTTTTGCAACAATTTCGGTTGCATTTTTCGGTCGTATTCTAAGCAAGAAACTAGAATCGAAGAAAGGTTTCAATGTAATCAATCCAGTTGTATAATTTATACTTCCTACTTTAGAATCAACAACATTTTTTATTCCGTTATTTATAGTATATGCTCGTATATCATTTCCATAATTTTCAATTAAGACACTTCCAAGTCTATCGGATTCTATTGTAGTAGAAGACAAAGCCTTTCCATCCTGATTATTATCGGAATCTATTTCATTTCCAAAAGACACACTAATTGTAGAATTACTTGGTTCTATACTTTTACTCACATTCACACTTGTGTTACTTAAATTGAAAGAATAAAAAGAAGGATCCAAAGTTACAATCCCAGTCAAAAGTGTGTTTAAATTAATGGTATTCAAGAACTTAGTCTTTCCAATCTGCTCATTAGCATATGAAAGAATTAAACTTCTCAATTGGCTTTCGCTTCTATTCGATTCTCCAGATTTAAAATTGACATTCATGTTGATATTTACATTATAATTTTCAGCAGGAACATACTCTGGTAAAATTCCAACCACCGTTTTTGTTTTCAATTTTTGAATTGCACCAACTGCACTTTCAGTTGTAGCAGGAGAATATGTTCCGTCTGGATTTTTGTCCAGCAATGAAACAAAAAGTCTTCCATACATTGGTGGAATCATTTCCTCTCCGCCCCATATAGAAATTTGATCTGGAGTAAATCCATCCTCGTCACCAACACCCTGTCCTAATATTGCTTTACAATCATCCTTCGTGACAGCACGATCTTGTGCAGCAAACCATTTGGGGGCAAAAAAGCGAATAGATTCTAAATCGGGTTCTTCACTTCCCTCCGAAGAAGGAGATAGTGTTACTATTTCATTATTGGTGCTTAAACTATCGTCTGTTCCGTATAAATTTCTGTAGGTGAAAGAATTTACTCCGTTTGCATTGGAACCACTACTTACCAAATAAGTTACTCTTACTATATCATTTGCTTCAACTCTTCTTCCTAAATTTTCTACGTCTCCGGCAGAAGGTCTACCTCCAAAAACAATATAAAAACCTAAATCGCTTCTCTCTACCCAAAATACTTTTGAATTTTCATTAATATCAAATACTGTATTTGAAACATAACTCCATTCTTCATATTCGGTTTCTTCTTCCGTTTTTACCTCAACCGTGATAGAAGCAATTTCAATATCAAGACCACTTAAAAATATTTTTTGTAAACTTTGGTTATCTAATTTTCCTTCCTTCACAACTAAGTTTTTACCTTCATATATTCTAGCGTTCACATCGCCTTGATCGTCTAAATTATAATCTTCCAGAGTATAGAAAATATATGATGCTCCTACTTCATTCCTACCGATGAATGAAGAGTATTTTGGAATAAATCTATTTGCTCCACCTTTGTCTATTTTAATTTCTGCTACAGAAGAACTATATCCCGGAACAACATATCCAAGAGGTTTAACTAATGAAACAAGAGATTCTGTTTTCTGTGCAGTATCTAAGAATATTTCATTCGCAACCATATTCGTATAGAAACCATAATATAAAGTATTATAGGCTAATATGTCCAATAGAGTATTTAATGCAGCACCTTCAAAATTATAGTCCTTTAAGGAACTAGCAGGTCCTGAATCTTGACTCTTAATAAAATCAATTATGCTTTGTTTGATATCAGCATGATCTAAATTTCCAAGTTGTATTGCAGAATCTACCATTCGTTTATTTCCTATCTAATTTTTTCTAGTGTTATTGATAAAGAATCTTTTTGTGGAGTTTCTCTTATTGATGAATTAATGAAATAATGAATAGTAAAGGAGATAGTGTTTGAATCAAGTTCATCCTCATCTATTTCCACAAAATCTAAAAATGCTCTTGGTTCAAATGCTTCTAGATGTTCTTCTATATCTCTATTTAATTTTGGAAGAAACAAAATATCTCTATTCTCAAATAAAAGGTCATGAATACCCATTCCAAATGTTCTATCGAACTTTCTCTCTCCCCTTCGAGTCAAAATAATATTCCTAACAGACTGACGAATTGAGTTTGCCTCTCGTTTTGCTGCAACATCCTTTGTGAATTCATTCATGGAAAAATCCAAATCGAAGTCTGTATATTTTGAATTAATGGACATTAGAATGTTATCCTTATATTGTTATATTTATATAACATTTATGCTGTTTAGCCAAAAATCTTAGCAAACAGGCTCGGTTCGCTTGTTTCATTTGGATCATCTGGAACACTATCTCGTATTAAACTCAATCCCATTATATGATTGCTCGGGTTGTCGATTAGATGGTTTATTTCTGCGATCATCCATTTACCAGCATTTCGTTTCTGGGAATATTTGTTTTCTCCTGTGTGTTCGTTGATAATTTTTATGATGTCACCGGGCCTCAATGAGAAATCTCCACCAACAACTGCATTTGCACTTTGTGCATTTATCAACGACATTTGTGCAGATCTGTATAACGGAGCATATCTTGGGGTATTCCAGTAAGTAGAATATGTTCTACTATACTCCATATATTCTT